TGTGGCTTTACTAATAGTAGTTAGAAAGGAGCAGACCAATGGCAAGACTAAAACTGAAAGCAAAAATACCAGAACCAGAATACAAAGAAAGGATGACTGTACCAAAAGTCAGAATGAAATCAGGGTATATCGCACAACATGATCCAGAAATGTATCCACTATTAAAAGACAATAGATATGAAGATGAAAAATTCTCAAGGGTAGATCGTTTTTGGGTAAATCATTATTATTTAATAGGTACTGAATGGTTATGTGAAAAGATCTTTTACCCTTCATCTTATGGTTTCGATATGATTGAAAAAGAAAATATAAAAGGTCTCAAAGATCTATGTAAAAGATTAATCAAAGAAGGCATTGGTCTTTGGGGAGAAAGACCTACACCCAACATTGAAAAACCTGTTGAACGTATTCAATTAGAATGCAAACCAAAAGTAAAGAGAGTGAGGTTAGAATGCAAAGAATAAGTTTAACTCCAGATCTATCAGATCAAACTACGCTGATAATCGATGGAAGATACATTGCCTATCGAGCTATGTTCAGCAATCAAGGCAAACTTTCTCATAATAATAGAGATACTGGAATGATCTTTACATTCTTTAGAACCTTACAATCTCTTGCTAATAAATATGAAGTCAATAATACCGTCATTATGTTTGATGTAACTAAATCAAATGAAGGTGTTCGTAGACAAGAATATGAAGGATACAAAGTCAGAGAACTAAAGCTCAATCCAGATCCTAAAGAATTAGCTCAACGAAAACAGTTTGAATTAGATTATCATGATCTAATCGTGGTTACTGAGAAATTAGGTTTTGCTATTTATACTTTGCCAGGATATGAAGCTGATGATTCCATTGCCTTATTCTGTAAGCAGTTTGGTGGTAAAAAAATAATTGCCACCAAAGATGAAGATATGTATCAGTTAATTAATGAAGATACTATGGTTGCTGATCCTTCCAGTAATAAAAAGAAAGATCTCAAATGGTTCATGCGAGAATATGGTATTCCACCTGAAAAATGGGTTGAGTATAAAGCTATTGCAGGGTGTAAATCTGATACCGTTCCTGGCATTCCTGGGATGGGCCATAAAAGAACACTTGAATACCTCTCTGGTAAATCTCCCAAATATGAAAAGACAATTGAAAAAAACAAAGCATTGTATATGTTATGTCACAATCTCGTTGTCTTACCTCACCCTTCATTAAATGGTCATCAGATACAATGGAAACAAACAAAACTTAGTGAAGAAAACTTCATTGATTTTTGTCAGTCATATGGTTTTAATTCATTCTTAAATGAAATTCATAACTTTTATATTTTTATGGAAGGAGGTAAAGTCTGGTGAAAAACAATCACTTATCAGAAAAAGTCTATGGTGTTAAATACTATGAAAGGTGCAAAGAAAAAGGTATTGACTATGCCTTTTATGGTAACTGGCAAAAACAGTATGCTAAAATGGTTGTTTTTGTTTCCGGTATCTACAAAATGGAAGTTGCGGAAAAAACTTTACTCGATGTAGGTACTGCATGTGGTGTTAATCTCAGAGCATTCAAAGAAACAGCAGTATTCTCAAAGGTTATTGGTATTGATATTAGTGAATACTTAGTTGAGTTAGGTAACAGAGTTAATAAATTTGAGGAAGGAGAATTAATTGTCGATAACTGTACTACAATGGAAAAAATACAAGATGAAACAATTGATTTTATCCATTGCTCACAATTATTTGAACATCTCAGATACGATGATGTTAAACGTTCAATAGATCAAATGTACAGAGTAATGAAAAATGGAGCTATCGGTTTTGTTACTCTCAATGCAATCAAATCAGGACAGACTGAAGAAGATGTTACAAGTCAAGATGAAACCCATATCTGTGTAATGCCTGAAGAACAATGGCATAAGATGTTTGATAGACGTTTCCAAGTCAGAAAAGACACAGAGAAATTAATGATGAAAGCTAACTTTTATCCTGGGGATAACGGTAAAAACTTTTATCAAAATTATTATGACGATTGGAGTACATTTATATTCACTAAATAGCAGATCGGATCGGAGTAATATAATGGTGGATCTTGACTTTAATAATCATTTCCTTAATCAGATAATATATCATTCCATAAGGAACGATGACTTCCTAAAAGCAATACGGCATGTTGTGCCTATTGAAACTTATAAAACAAAAGATCGTAAGTTACTTATGGATATGATATATGGGTATTTCGATGATTACAAAGAAGCCCCAAAAGAAAATTTCTATGATCTGTTTAAGGAACGTGAAGATAGTTTAGACGAAGACCTTCAAAAGAAGTGTCTCAATATGTTTAACCTTTTAAATGAAATCACAGGATCTAATAATGAATATATATTAACCAGAATTCAAGATGCCATTTATCATTTCCAATTGGAAGAAGCCAGTATTGATTTTGCATCCTTGATTAAAAAACAAGATTATGATAATGCTGTAGCTTCTATACTCAAAGCAATTAAATCACCAAGAGTAGTTGAAGAACCTTATTATAATTACTTTGATGATAAGACTTTCATTGAAGAAAGGATCAGCGAAAAACGATATGTAATGGTTACACAAATACCAATGCTTGATGAAATCATTGGTGGATTTCAAAGGAAATGGTTAGTTACCTGTCTTGGAGCTACCAAAGCAGGAAAGACATGGATGCTAATTGAATTGGCATTAGCTGCGGTATGGCAGGGATTAAATGTTTTATTCGTTTCCCTTGAGATGGGCAAATCACAGATTGATGAACGATTAGATATGTCTGTAGGTTTTATGACTTCTAATCCTAACGGTGAAGCTGAATTGCTGCGTAAGGTAGGAGATGACTACATTAAAGTAACTGAACAAACAGATACTATCTATGACATTGACAAAGTTATCAAAGCAAGAAACAGATACAGTAAAATATCTGGTGGTAATCTTGAAGTGGTTGCATTCAATAGAGGTCGTTTAAATTATCGTGACATTGATCGCATACTTGATGAACTGGAGGAGAAAAAAGGTTTCTATGCTGATGTACTGGTTGTCGATTACTTAGGTATCATGAAAGAAACAGTTGAAGGTCAAAATAAAAAAGAAAGGATCTCAGAGAACAGTATTGGTTTAAAAGAAATTGCCGGAGTTAGAAACATGGCTTGCATCTCAGCTATGCAAGGCAATAGAAAGGCAATGTCTGCAAAGGTATTCAAATCGAATCTGGTTGCTGATGACATTGACACAATATTCAATTCAGATCTGGTAATGGCTATCTGCCAAACTGATATGGAAGAAAAAGAGGGCAAGGCAAGAGTTTATATAGCTAACTACAGACACGGCAAGCAGCATGGTTCTGTAGGTATTTATCGTGATCTGTCTATTGGTCAATTCCATATTGATACCTTTGAAATAAAAGAGGTTAAAACGGAAGAAGATACAAAGGAAGCAGGTCTTGATTATTGAAATAGAACAATACGATGCTCACAAATGTCGGTTGCATAATCGTAGGCAGCAACAAATCATTTGGAAAATCTTATCATGGTATGATTCAGGTATAAATAAACAAAAATCTATCCTGCAATGCATTGGCAGAACTGGTTGCTATTTTCCAATTGGTTTATTAACACACGTCTATAAACAGTTAAAAATACTTGGTCACACATTAGAATATACCTACATTGACTTTCCTGAAATCAAACACAAACTGATCCCTAAACTTCCTGGGATCAAATTTGAACCATATCAGCATAAAATACTGGCAAAGATAGGCCCAAAGAAAAGAGGTATTGCAGTTGCCCCTACCGGATCTGGAAAGTCAGTTGTCATTGGTGGTATGGTTAATAAACTCAGAGTTCCCGAAACGATAATAGTTACACCTACCAAAACAATCTTTAACCAATTGGTTGCTGATTTCCATCGATGGTTTCCTGATAAAACTATCGGACAAATGGGAGATGGTAAAAAAGACATGGGAGATATTACCATTGGTCTATTCCAAACCCTTAGAGAAATCAATTGGAATAAAAGCAAAGCTCAATTGGTTATTGTGGATGAAGCTCACCGTATATCCAACTCACACATTAAGATCCTATCTAAATTAAGATGGGCCAATTACAGATATGGTCTGACAGCTACACCACATGATCAAAAAAACTTTGAAAAATGGGCCAGAATGGTAGGGTGTCTTGGGCCAATACTCTATGAAGCTGAAGAAAAAGAGGTTGAAGTCAGGGTCGTTCCGGTTGAAGTTTATATGATTCATTTTCATGTTGCCAAAAAACATTCGCCTTATCAGAAATGCTTACGTGAAGATGTATTATTTAATAAGAGCAGAAACAAAAAACTGCTTAGTGCAGCCAAAGCATTGTCTTTAGATCATGGTAAAAACTGCCTATTTCTTATAGACGAGATCGAGCAGGGCAAAAGGATAACTCAAATAGCTGATAAAATGGGATTAC